TACGTCATAGACTAATTATGATCCTTAGGGATAAACTTAACTACTTCTATTCCCTCATTTTTCAATATTTCTAAAGATGAGTCATCTCTATACTTTTCACTATAGACAACTCTAGAAATTCCAGAATTAATCATTGCCTTGGCACACATTCTACACGGGCTTAAAGTTACATACATGATCTTTTTTTTAGGATTGTTATAGTCCATCTTAAGAAGAGCATTAATCTCTGCATGAATCATTCCCGACTCACCCGGTGTTAAAGATTCAACCTCATTTGGACCACCAGTATAGTTTCCATTATATCCGACTGCCAAGACCTGAGTATTATCATCAGTAACTACGACAGCTCCCACCTGATGTCTTGGATCAACTGACCTTCTAGAAATTGAATAAGAAAAATCCATCCATATCTGGTCCCATGTAGGTCTCATTTGATTTTGCTCCAGTCTACGTTTAGCCCATATGTTGGAACATCTTTTGAATACCCAAGATTTTTAAAATCATCAAAATAAAAATTAAGAAATTGACTATGCAGCATTTTTCGAAGCGGCCATGCAACTATTAGGTTAGGCGCATCATGAATGCTTTCATGAAGATGGGGAAAGACTGCATCTTGTGAAATTATATTATTAGACTTAAGAAAGTCAATGGCATCTTCTCTCTGGCTCTCGAGCTTAAAAAATCTTGTATCTTTGTTTATAAATTCAGACTGGGGTCTAAAGTGGTTATCATCAATCCCTTTGCCGTTCTTTGGAATTAGTTTGTTATGTACAGAGTCAAAGATATTCAAAGTTCCATCTGATGACGGCATATCTGGGAATCCAGAATCGTATCCCATTTTCTTCCTAGCGACACTAATATGCTTTACCTGAGATAGGAATCTTTCATATGGATTTCTCACCATTGCAAACTCATAATCCCATGATTTCTTCCATAGATCTCTTAGTGAACTATGCTGATGCTTTGATCTTCTATCCCCGATGATCTCATTTTTTAAATGATCTGGTATTTGTGGGTCTTCAATCTTTTCCCACCCCTCGGAATGAAGGAGATGCCTAATAGATGTCCCTCCTGTTTTTGGAATGTGAACAAATAAGACTCTCTTATTTTCTTTCTGATATATTGACACCCATCTCTCCTGCTAAGAATTTGAAATAAAGGATCCAAGGCTAAACGTTCCAGAAGCTTTCTTGCCAAGTGAAATCGACATGTCCATGTCTCGTATAAGTGTAAAGGACTCATCTATATTAATGCTAACAAACTCCGGTCGATATAGAATGCATGGGTCATTGCTGAAATGGGCGCCAACCCATGCGTCCCCTTGCCCGTCTATAAAGTCATTAACCGCACTCCTGACTCCTTTTTTCTCTGATTCAGACCTGGGTGTTGCATCAGAAACATCTTGATAAGCCTCTCTCTCAGAATAGAACATATCATCTTCTGAGTATCTTCCATTGTAATCATCACAGACTATTATAGATGTTGGCTTTAATAGGCTTTGTATGAGGTTTAATTCTCTTGAGACGGTGAAGTAATTGTGATCGCCGTCTATGAGGACTAGATCGAACTTTAAAGGAGACCCCTGATTGTTCTCTAGCCAGTCTAAGCTATTTTCCTCAAACATCATTATTGCTCTCTCGTTGAGAGTTTCATCATCTATCCAGCTTGCTGTTACCCCTTCGAATTGAGACAATTGCTCAAGAAGCTCGTGGTTCAATAAGATATCTATTCCAGCATACATGAACCTTGACTTTGTCAAAGAAAGATTTTGAATTAGAGGAATTGCTGATTGACCCTTGTCTACACCTATCTCTAAAACTTTTGGAAAATCAATCTGAGATAGGTAGTGTCTGCAGAGCGGTCTAATAAATCCGAGATACGACATTACTCTTCATCCTTTGATGATTCAATCTTATCCAGAATTTCTTCAACCTTGGCGACTGCTTCTTTATCGCTTTCCTCATCAAGGGCACTTTGAATCTTTTTAAGCTCCTCTCTAGCAGCTGAAGTGTCAACGGGATCTTCGGACTCGTCTTCTTCCTCAGGGTCAAAGATATCATCGACACAGAGTTCACCGCTTATTTGAAATCCAGAAGCCTTCTTATGACCTCCGCCGCCAAACCTTTTTGCAATCTCTGAAACATCAACGGCATCATGGAAAGCACGTAAGCTTATCTTATTGATTCTATCTTCATGATCATAATACCAAATAACGGCAAAGTCGCAATCAGGTGCAAGTCTTGCGCCAATCTCTGACATCCAGTGAGAAGAGTTGACAACCATAACCTTCATTCCCTTGTACTTTCTCTTAACTGCCTTTTCGCAAACCTTTTTAATAACAGTCTTGCTGTACGCAAGTATATACGATCCGCGCTTTACAGCATCATCAAAGACAGAGTCGTCTTCAAACTTTTCAAACTCTTCGAACTCAAAGGGCACCATATCAAATGCTGCGCTGAATTCCTTAGAATAGTCAAGCTCCCACTTCCACAGATCTCGATCCTGAATATATCTTATAAATTTTGGAGGCTCCTTTCCAGGGTGGAACCACTCCCACGCTAGCATAGCTCCGCTCTTTGTCATGTCAAAATAAGTGTTAGATATATCATGAAGTTCAACCATGGCAGACTTATGATGATCGATAACGAGCAAAGAGTTTGAATCCTCAATCATCTTCTTTATAGTTGCATTGTCAAAAGAAAAATCTAAGATTACAACGTTTTTATCTTTTACGTCTGGAGGCGGCGTTCCGTGCTTGCATGCATAGTACTCTGTTCTGTTTCCCAAGAGCTTCCATGCAGAATACGCTGCACCAAATCCATCTGTGCAGTTTGCGTGGTAGATTACACAGTTCACGCTATTTGGTTCAATCATTCTTCACCCACTTGAAACAATAAGTTCATCAATATCTATCTTGACTGATTCATAAAACTGTGATGAAACCACGACCTGGGCTCGTAAAGCTCAGATCCGCCAACAGTAATCTCATCAAGGCCTGAAAGCTTTCTATGTGTATAGTAAGCGTCTTGTCCAGAGATTGGACACACAGCTGGACAAACCTCAATTTTTGTTGCCCATGGCATCATATCTCTAATTTCTTCAAATACATTTCCGCTAGCAGAAAGTTGAAGAGAGGATACTACAATCGTCTTTCCCTCTCTAAAAAGAGAAAGAAGTGCTTCTGCAGAGCCATCTATCATAAAAGCCTCGTCGACTGCAATAACATGAATATTTTCTTTATCCTGTAAATATTTTAATATATCTTCACCAGCTTTTACACAAACGGCTTGAATCTTTCCGCCCGAGTGTGTACAGATCTCGCCTGAAGAATATCTGTCATCCATTGCGGGCTTAAAGCAGAAAATATTTCTATTTTGATATCTAAATCTATCTAGGGTTGCCATGAGCCTTGTAGTCTTTGAACCAAACATCGGTCCAGTAAAAATAATAAATTCAGGAATTCTCAACTATAATCTCCGCAAAGCATGCAAGTGACTTATCTTCTCGTCCATAGTCATCTATGATTCTATCAACACAGTCATTTTTAGTATCACCTATTTCAAATATTATTGAATCTATCTCAGCAGTTATTCTATATGGACACTCAGATTGAATATTTAGACACTCACCCTGAGATAGAGTTACCCTTCTCATGGGATAGTTGGGCGGATCTTTAAAAAATCCCTGATCTGCACAGTCAACTGAAACCCTTCCTTGAACAATAAAGAGAGTTTCTGTCTTAACTTTGTTCATTTTAAAGCTTAGTCTTTTTCCAGAATTGATAGTTAAAATCTTTCCATGAGCATTTGGTGCTGTCCATGAAACCTCTGATCCCCATGGTTTTATATGGTTTGTAGATTGACTTCTCCATATTGCCTTACTCATCTTTAAGCCCCCACCATTTAACTGTTCTCTCCAGTCCTTCCCAAATTCTCACTGTGGGTTCATAACCAAAATCTTCTCTAGCTCTTGCAATATCAGCCTGTGTGTGCCTAACATCACCAGGCCTCCATGGAGCATCAGCTACTTTAATATCAGGAAACTTATCTCTAAAAAAATTAAGAATTTGATTATTTGTCGTCCTATCACCGCACGCGATATTATAGAACTGTCCTTCAAAATTTTCATCCCGATTTGCAACTAAGACATTTGCCTGTACGACATTGTCAATGTAGCAAAGATCTCTTGACTGTGTTCCATCACCATCACTCCTAAGCGGAAGGCCGTTGAGAACGGCATTGCACCATGCAGAAACTGCAGTTGAGTAAGGAGAATCTCCATACTGTCCTGGACCAAAAACATTAAAGTATCTTAGGCATACAATATCAATATCATAGAGATTACAAAAAACCCTAGAAAGCTCTTCTATTGAAGATTTCTGCCAGGCGTATGGTGACTTGGGATCCTTTGGGTGATCTTCAGATGTGGGCATCAATTTAGCACCTCCGTACACTGAAGAAGATGAAGCCCAGACAATTCTTTTAACATTTCCGATGCATGCTTCAAATAACCTAACTGTTGAACCAATATTTGTATTTGTTGTCATAGAAGGATTTTCAACAGAAAATAAGACTCTGGGTATCGCTGCTTGGTGAAACACAATATCGTACATCTTTTTAGATATCTGGTGTGATATTCCAGGTGATGCAAAATCATCTTGAATGACAACAACTGTATCCCGTTCCCTTCCAGCTTGTTTGTTAAACTCAGTAAGAAATTCTGAGCTAGGAATAGCTCTAAATTTTAATCCCTCTAAGAGTTCTAAATGACCATTTGACATGTCATCTACGATGTCTACCATCCACCCTTGTTTGACAAGTTCCTTTGTTAGGTTTGAACCGATAAATCCACAACCGCCTGTAACTAAAGCTCTCTTTTCCATATTTCTACCTCAGTATATTTTACTCAAGAATGTGTGCAGAGTTTAAGGTGAAATGCATTCTACAAAAATTACACCCTTCACCCAATAAGCTCCAGCACTCTGAAGCTATAAAGTATAGAAATTTTAAATCGTGTTCAAACTTATTGTTAATATCTGTAGACCTACAGACAAATCTTATATCTAGGATGCCGTCTCTATTTAAGATGTGGATCATTGAAATGCATGTATCTTCTGTAAACACATATCTTCTTGAATCTAGCCCTTCTTTTCTTGAGTACGGATTTTTTCCAGACTGTTCATCATCAATTTTATTCATCAGAGAGTCGTAAATTCTGTGATAGTATTCTTTTTCTGATTTTTCACTCATAGAGGCTATGTCTGACTCTTTAAATTCACCGCTATCATGAAGCGTGAATGTTAGCTGATTGCACTCTCTGTTTGGAAAGTGCTTTACAAAATTTTGCACTTGACCATGGACTTCTTTTAGTGTTAGATACTTTTCAATGCAATTATGATAGTCAATAACCATATTGCTTAATCTTCCAGACGAACCGTTCATAATTCCATAAACGTTTGATAAAGATGGGAGTCTAGTAAATTCTTTAAAAAATAAATCGTATGACTCTCTTAGAGTATCAATTGTATGAATTTCATCACCACGAGTTTTGTATCTCTTCTCCAGAACTTCGAATGTGGGCATTAAAAAGACGCATCTGTTATTTAGATTGCTAACTTCTTCGTAGAACTCTCTTGTCGCCTGTTCGACATCTCTATCATACATCTTAGCAAACACCATTCTAGAAAGCTTCGACCTATCCATTATATGCCACCGATAGTTCGTCTTCTTATGAATGTCATTGATTAAGGTTGTCTTTCCAGAAAGATCAGGACCCTCTATTGAAATCATATTGATTGGAAATGTCAGCACTATCTAACCTCACACATTAATTTTTCTCATTTTATAAGAAGAGGTGCTACACCCCCAGGATTCAGTTGATGCAACCTCTGCAAGCCATATCGTATACGGATCTGGAACTTCCTTAAATTTTGTCCATACTCGAAGCCAGCAGCTTTCAGAATTATTATCACAAACTCTCATTCGATAGAATACCTTTCCATTCTTAGTCTTCTTCTCATTGATTTCTTGAATGCAGAACCAGACAACATCCTTTACCTTTCCTGATAGTGCAGTGATGGGCTTAAGCTCTGATTTCTTAATTTTATCCATAATTTCGGGAGGAAATACGAGTGATTCATCTGCACCTGACATTAGATCAACACTAAACCCTATCTTAAGTGTCCTAGACCAGTCTGAAGATCCGTAGTTATCAATGATCAACTTAGGAACAAACTCTTCAACAGAGCCTTGTGTCTTAAGCAGTTTCTTATGGGCTGTTTTTGTCATCCCGTATCTGCCTTTCTTTAGCTGATCATAGTTTCCAACAATAATATCATGAAGCTGTCTGTGATTTTGAATCTCTCCATTAGACATTTCTGATACACTGCCAAAAGCCTCAACCTTGCAAAGAGAATCAAATGCTGTCTTGTTCAGTTTAGAAGACTTCCACTTTCCATCCGCTGTAAACAGAATATCATCAAGAGAATCATAGGGTCTATTTTGCATAATCTCAGCAACAGCAGAGTCACCAACACCCTTAATTGCAGTAAGTGGAGGAACAAATCCCTCTCTTTCATCGCTATATACCCATACGTCTGAAGAGGCATTGATGTCTGGTTGAAGAATCTTATATCCTAGAGACTTAATCTCAGCTATGATCTTTGCAAACTTTGGAGATCCATTCCACGTCTGAAGACATGTGGCAAGCCACTCCCTCTCATAGTATGTGTGAAGCCATGCGGAATAGTACGAATCAACGGCGTATGCAACAGCATGTGATTTATTGAATCCGTAAGCAGAGAATGCCTCGATTGTTTCATAAAGCTTAGTCGCTTTATCCTCTTCCATTCCAGATAGATCAACAGCGCCTGTAATGAATTTCTTTCTTAGGTCAGCCCTTTCTTTTGCCTTCTTTTCATTCATGTCGAGTGACTTCTTAACAAGAGTCTTTCTCATCTTATCTGATGCTCCCTTGTCGAATCCGCAAAGATTTTGAGCAATAAGCATAAACTGCTCCTGGAAGACGACAAATCCTCGACTTTCACTTAAGAGCTCTTCAAGGACAGGGTGATCATATGTGATATTTTCAATATCTTTACCAGCTCTTACATACTTCCTGTGAACGTTTGCAGCAAGGGGTCCTGGACGATAGATTGCAGTGATTGTAGCAAGGTCCTCAATTGACCTGGGCTTTGCTGCGACACAGAAGTTTCTAGCACCTGTATTTGTGAATTGAAAAACCTGAACAAACCTTCCACCATGATAGACATATTCCCAGACTTTTTGATCATCCATCTTATGAAATCTGCTGTTTATATTTTCATCAAAGAATTTATTGATATCATCAAATGTAGGATTTTCTACTCCCTGATTTCTTAAGATAAGCCTGATGGAATCTTCTACCATCTTAAGCGTTGCAAGTCCTAGAAAGTCAAACTTGAGAAATCCATTCTCTTCAAGATGCCTCCAGTTCATTCCCTCAGACCAGGGTGTTTGAAGTTCACCCCTGACCTTAATGACTGGCATGCTGCTCTCAAGATCTGGACATACTAGAACTCCTCCTGCATGTCGACCGATCGACCTTGGCTCCATAAATAAGGACTTAATATGCTCTGCAATCTTTGGATATTCATCCATGAACTCTTTATAGGGATCACTATATTTCATACAGTCTTCGTGTGTTAGGACATACGTAGACCTTTCTTCATGATCACCCATGGCTCTGGGCATAACCTCTCTCTCAAGAGGCCCGGTTAGAGCGTTTATCTTATCAAATGGAATTCCATAGAACTTAGAGACATCCTTGATAAGGGATTTTAACTTCAAAGTATTGAAATTAGAAACAGGTATGACAGAGTCTTCACCAAAAAGCTCACGAGAAACGTCAATAAGGACATCTCTATCACCTACATCAGAATCAATATCAGGCCATGATGCTTTGTGAATACCTAGAAATCTCTCAAATAGAAGTCCGTACTGAATTGGGTCGATATGCGTAATCCCAAGTACGTAATTAACCAGACTTCCCCCACCGGATCCTCGACCTGGTCCAAGTAGAGTTCTATGTTGTGACTTTTCAAATACCTTAGTTAGTGTTAAAAAGTAATTCTCAAACCCTAGCTTCTTGATGACAGACATTTCCTCCCTTACTCGTTCGACGTACTCAGGTTTTTCATGAAGACCATCTTTAACCATTCCCTCTTTTACCTGTTCAACTAACTGGGCAAACGCAGACTTCTCAGGCGTTCCAAAGTTTGGAAGCTTTGCTGATCCGTCAAACCAGACTTCTTCACACATATCCCATGCAATTCCATAAGATTTCTCAATTGCTCCGCGAACAGCTTCTTCGCTACCCTTGTAGAAGTCATATTTATCGTAACTCTTTCCAAATTCATCCCACATCTGCTGTGCATTTTTAGGATAGAGCTCACACTTTAAGTCCTCCTTTTTGGGAAGTTTGGGCATTTCACCTCCACGAGACCCCATTCTTCCGAGAAGCCTATACATCTCTCTTGCTTCCCACATATCTGGGTTGCAGTAATGGGAATCAGCTGTTGCAAGAAGCGGAATCCCTGTCTTTTCAGAAAGATTAATGATGCACCTGTTGGCAAGATTTTGAGCAACAAGGTCATTGAATTGAATTTCAAGAAAGAAATTTTCCTCACCTACAGCATCAACAAATCTATCCGTCATATTTTCAAGCTTTCTCATGATTTGATTGAGAACAACTGGGTCATCTACGAGATCAGGAGTTAGTTCATTAAAGCTCTTTCCTTCAAAGTGCTGGAATATATGGCCAGACGGCCGACCCCCAACACAAGCTGTTGAGACTATAAGCCCCTCAGAGTGCTCTTTAAGCATCTTGTAATCAATACGAGGAAACCTATAGAACCCTTCCTTGTATGATCTCTTGACCAATCTAAAGAGATTCTGCAGCCCTTTATAGTTCTTAGCAAGAACTACAAGATGATACCGCTTCTTCCACGATGGGTACGTTCCACGATCTGCCTTTGATTCATCCTCATTCTCAATGACTAGGCCTTCACTCTCATCACCCTCAGATATCTCACTCTTTGATTTCTTTTGAAGCTCCTTTTCCTGTCTAACTTTTTCTCGATACTCATTATAGTCACTTCTCCATTCGTCTAGATCATCTACAAAATAGCACTCACATCCGTAGATGTGTCTATACCCTACGCCTTTATTCTTTAACTTCTTAGCATAGTTGTGTGCATGAGCTGCAGAATTCATATGTCCGTGATTTGTTAATGCAAAAGCATCCATCCCGTTTTCAAGAACAAAATCAATATGTTCATTAGGATATCCAAGACCATCGTATACAGAACTACCATCATGTGCATGAAGACCTACGAATCTCTTTGGCACAGAAAACTTATTAAACACTATCAACTACCTCCTATGATAATTTTAAACCAAATTGAAGAAATTTACATGAAATAGAGTCAATCAATAAATCTTTTTCTAAGCCTTAAAGATTCTAGCTTTTCAATCAATTCTTTTTCTTCTTGTGATATTTCCTTAGGGACGCTTACTGAAACATGAACATGATGCACTCCCCTGTCTGAAGAGTTAATTTTTACAGGTAGCCCTTCGTCGCTTATCTCGATAATCTCTCCTGGCTGTATTCCCGGAGGGATTGTTATTGAAGACTTTCCATCTAGACACCCAACACTTATCCTTGTTCCGAGTACTGCTTCGCTATAAGAGATGGAAGTGTGACTATGAATATCGACACCTTTTCGATGAAACTTTGAATGTTCATTGACTTCAATTTCTATAAGTGCGTCTCCTGCTATTTCCGCTGTTGCCTCTTTATTTCCCATTCCAGAAAGCTTAAGAATATTTCCTGTATGAACACCTGGTGGTATTGTGACGTTGATATCCTTTCTTTCTTTTATTGCTCCAGATCCGTGACAACACTTGCATGTCTTGGTAACGACAAACCCATGTCCGGCACACGAGTGACAGGGGGCTGCAATTGTCATAAACCCTCTAATAGCTTGCTGAATTCTTCCAGATCCCTTGCACTGTGCACATCTAGTAGTGTCTGATTTATCTTTGAACCCTTGGCCTCTACAAATCTGACATGAGACTATTTTCTTAATGAGAACTTTTTTGCTACATCCAGATAAAACTTCTTCAAGGTCTATCTTTACTTTAAATCTAGTATCTGACCCTCTCTGCCTAGAATTGTTCCAGCTCCTTCTACTGCCAAAGAAGTGATCAAATCCGCCAAACATATTTTCAAAGTGACCGAAAACATCTCTTGGGTCAAGCCCAGAGAAATTCTGTGAAACTCCATCATGACCATACATGTCATAATTCTTTCTCTTTTCTACATCAGATAGTACTGAATATGCCTCAGAGACTTCCTTGAACTTTAACTCAGCATCTGGATTATCGGGATTTTTATCAGGATGATATTTTATAGCTAGCTTTCTATAAGCCTTTTTAATCTCATCTGGGCTTGCATCTTTCTTGATATCTAAAGTTCTGTAGTAATCGTTCTTCAATTAACATTCTCTACTGTGTTTCTTGTTACGATCATCTCAGACTTATGTCCCTTTACACAGTACTTAACTTCTATTTCATAAGAAGGTTCATCAATAACATCTATCAGCCTCTCTTGAATATAAAATACGACTCCCCTTCTCTCTATTCTATCTATCTCCTTTCTTGCATCATCAGGATTAGAAAATATCCCAACTAGAGACTGGAATATTCCTTCATGCTGTATAAGTGCAAATACCTTATTCAATACTTCCATAGTATGGCTCGACAAGAAGCATCTCTAGATCAGAGCACCGAGAAAGGTAGTCATCTAAGTCTTCAAAAGAAGTACAGACCTTAATTCCCGACTGTGCTAGCATTAAGTTAAATGTAGCTCCCTCTGGAAGCCCAGCACAAAAGTAAATTATAGGGGTATCAGACTGAAAAGCAACACCAGCTTCAAAAATACTTCCCATATCCTTGTCTCTAGTATTGCAAATTACAAAATCATTTCCAAGAATATGCTCAACATTGCCGTCAAAAGTATCCTTTTGAGTCTTAAGATCAGCACTTGGGGGACATATAAAAAAATCTTTTGGTGAAAAGTAATCAAATCCATGCCTTGTAAGCAGCTTCTTGATCGTTTCAACTTCTTCAAAAGCATCTGGTGTAAACCACGAGCTTGCAATATACGCTTTCATATATTTTCTCCATTCATATAGTTTCTATAGGAAATCTTCATAGTGGAAATTTCATCCATAATGTCATTCCATATCTTCTCAAATTTAGTCGGACCGCTAGGTCTGTTTATTCCATTAATCTTTTCTCTACGAGACTGGTAGATTGTATCACTTGGATGATACTCAAACTTATCGTTCTTCGGTTCAGGCCAATATAGATTTGTTCCTCTACTAATCCACTTATCGCCCTGCTTTATTCTAAACGTCTTGATGTAATGCATATCAGGCGCACTGAAATCTATTCTTGCAGATGCCTCAGGAAGGACTTTAATGACTTCTTTTGCCATCATTGCTGCAAGTAAATTATCAGCAGCTGGTTGAATTTGAATATCTTGTCTCTGCTTAATAAATCCCAAAAGGTCTTTCAGGTTTAGTCTCATTAGATAGAAAGATGTCATACACTTTGGAAGAATCATCCTTGCATCCATCATTGAAACAGCTTTCGAATCTGTCATATCAGAATATAGCTGTTTTGATTCTCTAACAATTCTCTTGTATCTCTCAAAGAATTCTGGAGAGTTTTGAATTGCCTCTGGTACAACAGCTGGGTCTCCCCTTAGATCTCTGTCACCTGTACACTGTGCTGCAAAAGAACCAGCCCTATGACGAATAATATGAGTCACTTCTTGAAATGAAAGACCGCTCAATTTAAATGTGAACCCAAGGCACTCCATTGGTGTTGGAAGTGCCCTAAAGCATAGAACATCTTCAAGATTTGATGACATCTCCTGAGGAGATACATTCACAGGATTTGTTTCATCTGGACAGTCAGCCCACGTAGCCTTGACATATTGCCATGCAACATTAAGAGCTTGATCTCTAGTAGGGTGATCAACAAGCTCAACCTTTAGAGCTGATAAATTATTAAAAAATTCTGTAGTAGGTTCCTGCCCAAACTTTAAATCCATTGGAAGCTCTATTGGGTCAAGGTCTCTATTTTGTGGCATTTATATCTCCTTTTATAATTGATTGTTACACGAAAAGGGTGGTTTGTTCACCCCTTTTTTCATATAAATTTTCCCTTCATCAAAAATGTATCGATGAGAACTCTTAGCTGACTTGAACCGTAATACATCATCACGCCGTCAACATCTTCTAGCTCTCTATTATATGATGTTACTGGTGATAGAGTTGATATGCCGTGCTTTGCATATTCAGCTGAATGCTTCGCTGAATCATCAATAGCACAAACAATCTGTCCAGAGTCAAAATATTCAGACTTTGTAAGCCATCTATACTTCTCTGCACTAAAATCAACCCTGTGAAACTTCAACCCTGATCTACTTAACCATCTGTAAGTATCATACTTGCACTGTAGAACGTCACCTGGCCTTGCTGTGAGAAGCTGAATCCAGCATCCTGTGTCGTAAAAGTAATTTATAACATCTACGACTCCCCTGTCTAAAGTAAGATTTCTAAGCTTTCTTTCTGATAAGAACTCATCAAATACATCTTCTGGATTCAGACCCGAGTCTTTAACCTCTGTAGTTGTATAATATTCAGTAGAAGCTTTATCAACAATGACACCTTTTTCAGACTCTAGCCAGTCAATAAAATTAGATCTAAAGTGAGCAATTACATCATCAATATCAAATACAAGGACCGGCTGTCCGTCCCATACTTGTGATTCAATATGATATCTCATATGAAGAAACATGTCCTTGTCTTCAAATGCATCTGATAGATCGCGCGGATCTATATTCCATAGATTTAAAATTGCAAGTAGATATCTAAACACATCAACTGATTCATAAAGGATCTTTGATGGGTCAGCATTGTTTTTAAGCTGTCTGTGATCTTTAAAATTGACTGCGCTTATTAGCTCAGAAACCTCAGCGTGAAGAGCAAGGGCAAAAGATTTTGTCATCTCTTCCCTCTCTTCATTTGTCATATCACCAGGTTTGAAAAAAAGATCAGAAAATTTATTTTGACGATTAAAAAAATAATCTAAGTCACGCATAGCACCTCCTAGATCAATTATAATTCAGAAAAAAATAAAGTACATGAGAGACGTTTAGTAGCCGTCCTCAAGTCTTTTATGAATGATCTTATCTTTTCTGCAGTATTCTTTGAACAGATCTAGATCATCAAACCCAGCCATAATAAGGAGGGAAAAGAAATAATTAAAAGCATCGACCATCTCTTCAAGAAATTTCTCCCTATCGAATCCAGAGATATCTGTAACTCTATGAGGTTTCCAGTTTTTAAGATGCTGAAGTGCTTCGAACATTTCCTCAACTCCCCTAAGTGCTACATCTCTACAAATTTGCTGATCTTCTTTCTTGCTTAGGTCTAGCTCTATTGGCGATGATCCCGGAATCTTTTTATTTAAAGATTCCATAAATCGGTATCTTCGGTCGAACATTTCCTCAAGTCTGTCCATTTTTTCTATTAACTCTCCAGTGTAAGAGCTTCAATATTTTCAAGCATTTTTTGAACTTGTCCTTCAGACATTTCTCTATATTCATCTGTCATAATAAGAGATTCACTGTCTTCATCTGAGATATTTAGTCTGATCATTCTAATATGATCTACAACGTCAGTTCCGCTTAAAATAGCCATCTGTAATAGCTTCGCTATATGCGCAATAACTTCGTTTGAAAGTGAATAATTCATTTTTTTCCTCTGCATTTAAGCTTAATAGTATGATTATAAACTAAAAATTTACGGCTGTATCCGCTAGCCATAATTAATAGTATAATCTATATTAAGGCCTTGTTCAATGAAAAGAGTCATCATTTCTGATACACACATTGGTAGTAGGTTTTATAAGTCTAAAGAGCTTTTGACGTTTCTTTCAGCTGTAGAATTTGACCAGATCATCTTAGCAGGTGACATAATAGACTTTATTAAGATACCAACCTTTACAGAACGGTGTATGGAAATTCTAGAGGCCATTGGTAAAAATAAAGAGATTATATACGTCGTCGGAAATCACGACGAAAGTCTTGTTGGTGTAGTAGGTAGACAATTCTTTAATATTAGGTTTGTTAAGAAGTATGAATTTCAAGAAGGAAAAAGAAGATTTAGAATAGAACATGGAGACGACTATGATAAGGGAATGATTCATAACAGATTCTTTATCAAGATATTGTCTGTCATTCAAAATATGCTAGAGTTTACATTTAATTTTGACTTCACAACATGGTGGACATCAATCCAGATTAAGCGTCACAAACTAAGAAGCATTATTCATGTTATCAGGCACCATCCAGATATTGATGTATTTATTATGGGACATACTCATATACCTGAAGCTGTTATATGGATCGATGAAGATCAAAATATTAAAACATACATTAACGCAGGAGACTGGGTTACTCATCAAACTTATGTTACAGTTATAGACGGTGTATCAAGATTAAGAAAGTTTGAAAATTAGCAAGCAGCTGACTTTAGAAAGCTATGATAATTTACAAGAGCACCGTCCTTCGGACTAACACTTTTCCACTCACCTAAGCAAAATATTCTGTAAGCATCAGAAGCATACTTTCCTATTCCATATAGAACTTCTGGACTACTCTTCCAGTCTTTTACTAGATAATCATTAGACATTCTAATAAGTGCCTTAGATCGTCTCTCAGACAATCCAAGCGGTTGAATCATTTTCTGTAGATCAGCCTGATTTGCAATAGCTGCACTTTCAGGTGTGGGATATAGACTAAAAAATTTCCACATATAGGGTTCAGATTCAACCCTTTTTGTAAGATTGCAAAATATACAAGCTACAAATATCTTCCACGGATTATTCCATAGCTGTTCTTGAATTAAATTATACGGTGATTTCGGAGGTATCCATTTCATCATCTTCCCCAGAATTATCATACTGAGGATTTGCAGTGATGTTCAAGTGACCTTGTCGATTCTCGCGGTTTTGGAAAACAGTGTACATAATTTCAAAAAAAGCATTTCCAATTAAATTTAAGATCAAAGATAAACCTACCATAAATACAATTACAACTACAATAGATGGGATTTGTGACATTTTTTTCTACTTTTCCTCTTCGTCACAACTAGGTATTTCAGAAACGTTTTTAAATTTCTTTCTTGCCCATGACATTGACTTTCCTGGGTGAGTTCCGGAACCCTTTCTTGATCTCTTTCTTGAAGCATTTATTGATGTCCAGCCTCGCATATCAACAAATTTTTTTAAAATTGACTGCTTCATTTCATCATTAGCATGTGCCCACTGCCAGTACAGACTATTTCTAATAACAGAAATTTCATTTTCAATAAATGTGATTTTTTTCTTTATAGTATCAGACTGCTCTTTAGATATGTCTTCTATCTCTATTCCCAGTCTAAATGCAGATTCAATTAGTTCTGCATATGATTTCTCATTATATGATTTAATTGTTTTCTCATAGATTTCCGTTAAGTTTTTCTTTCTAGACTCCCTAAGCTCTTTTGGAAAATGATCCGGATGAGTCTCTTTTACTATATCTCTAAAAATCTTTTTTGCCCACGCGGGATGTGAAGTCTTTTCTCCTGACACTGGTTCGTCGCACAGATCAGTGATTTCATCGCTATTTGAATTTTTTGCATCATAGACAAGATCGAGTGAGCTGTCAAATACATTTAAATCATAGTGTAGCTGTCTAATTGCGCTATTGAATTCTATTTTAGAATTTTCAAAAATAGACTGACACTCATCAAGATATTCTTCAAGATATCTCATTTGAAATAGCAGCTTTTTTATTTTCTGCATACTTCTATTTTAAAGACTGTAATGCCCTTATTGCAATAGAAATATCCCTATATAGCAAATACGGCCATACAGGACATAAAACAATATCACTCCTGACATTAATGATCTTATTCTTTGCTAAGTTTTTCATATCTCTAGACTTAGACTCTGATATAATGCGATGGCAGTCAGCAAGACTTCTGGTGAAAAATATAAAGTATAAAATAGAAAATAAGACATATATCATAAGGATTGTATTTATCATCCTTTATTTCCTCACTGTTTATTGATAAAGCTTCTTATAAGATTTCTTACTTGAGATTCTGATAAGTCTCCAAAGCTTACATCATTTTGATTTTTACTTTTTTGACTAGTTGGAATTGGTGATCTTTCTTTCTGCTTGTCTTTTCTTACACGTGTTCCAATTAGATTTGCACGGAGCTGTCTTTCTTCTGTCTCTTTTATGAGATTATCTGTCATGCTCTGTACTCTATTGTTTCTAGATGTTGTTCCAATCAGCTGAGCAGACGCTGTAGCCGCTGGTCTTTTCTTTCTTGTTACAGCTTCTGCTGTAACCTTTACTGACTTTTCAAAGCTTGTAGTAAGTGTCAACGGTACAAATACCCTGTCATCAACGATCACTTCTAGCCCAGAGTTGTAATTTCCTTCTTTTAAAACCTTTTCAAGAGGTGGAATATTAACGTGAACTATTCCGTCATTTGCCATCTCTCCAGGAAAAGCAAACGACATTTCTTCACCCTCTATTAAAAATCTGCAAGAAGGCTTTGCAGGAGAGCTTCCTTCAATATTTACCTGGAAAGTAAGCTCATTATTATTATCTAATGTAAGATCTATAGTACTCATATCTACTTAATCCCTTTCTCGACACCTAAGATGTCTATAACTATCCTATAAGTAGGCTTATAAACATTAGAAACGGCAAAGTTATTAATTGAGACAACGATATCTTTGCTTCTATTTATTGTCCCTTGAACAGTTTTTGAACTAGGAAAGGGTAAGTCTTCATCGTTGATTGAAATTAATGAAGCAGTGATCTTGTACAGGTCAATTACTTCTTCAGCAGCTCTTAGTACATGACTGGCCGCATCCTTTGCCTTTCTGCCGCCATATTTAATAACAGCATCTGCAACAGCAGCCAAAGATGAACCAAAGCCTTTTCCGACTATTGTATGGCTAGATCCAAGACCCCTCGTAACTAGATTTGTTGCCACTAGTCATTTCTCACACGTTCAAACACACTAGTTGAAGACGCTGATCCATCTGAATCCTTTAGATCAAAAGTTGCAACAGCTGTTGTGTTATCATCTTTATAGAACGTCATTTTATTTGTTGAAGTATCTATTTTCCATCTTCCTCCCTCAATATTTCTAATAAAATCAATCTGCTCGGGCTGTGGATTGTATTCCTCAGTTGCATAGGTTGGAGATGAACCGCCCGTATCCCATAGGATAGAGCCGCTAAACGAAGTTGAAAAATAAATACTAGAAGAATATATTCCAGAATTTGTGAGAATTTCTCCTACTCCTGACGTCACCCTTGACCCGCTTAGGGTTCCATTAAGCCAGTACAGCCTATACCCAACAGTAGTAAGACCTGTCAGGGCTGCTCCAAAGTTGACATTTTTAACTAATGTAATTGGCATATAGCTTCACAATTTATAATATTTATAGATCTGCTTCTGTACTTTTATTTTCAGAATTTCTAATAGTCTTCAAGCGTTTCGGCTTTTCTCCTATCTTTCTTCTTTTTTTTTTGGTTCACCAAATGCTGCCCGAGCCATTCTTGCTGTCGGAGAGATATTTTCTTCTCTCTCTTTTTCAACATCCTCTCTGGACTTTTCAATAATTTTCTCTCTAGCAGTATGAGCATCTGTTGCCATCTCTTTTAAAACCTCAATATGAGACTCAGTCCTTGTAATCCCCAAAGCTTCGCTTTCTTTAAGCTCTAATAGAGAAGTAAGAATACTATTAGAAAAAGTTTCAACATACTTTGCAAGATCTTCATTGCTATCTTTAACTCTAATGACCTCACCAACACAGACAGACTTGACTGTCTCAAAAGCTTCTTCTAGACCAGAAATAGAATTTTTTGATAGAAGTGAGACTTCCCTGTCAGATATTTTTTCCTCGAGATCAGATTTTAGCCTCTCAAGATATTGTAATTCAAATTCCACATTGCACCTCAAATATTTGGAATACATTGTATAATACAGATCAATTAAATATTCGTTTATATCTTTCCAGATATAAAAAATGGGGGACCCCATAAGAGGTCCCCCAAAAAATTTCTTAACTACGGATTAGTACCAGACAACAAACTGAACGATATCGTCAGAAAGAAGTGCGAATTCAAACTTAACGTTATCACCACCACCCGGATACCAGTCACCATTAGAGGCAGCGTCATTTCCTGGTGTCATAAGCTGACCATTGACGTAAACTTCCTTAGCATTTAATTCTGCTTCGGACCAGTCGGCAAGACCGGTTGCAACGTTTGTATCAGCGTTAACAGCAGATCCAGAAACAATTGACTTCTGTCTCTTTCCAATGATATATGAGGCAAGATCTGATACTGGCTGAAGCTTGGATGTTCCGCCATCATTGACGAAGATACCGTCGCCGTCAGCAAGCGTGATTCCAGCACCGACTGAAGTTCCCCCATCTAGAAGATTGATCTCTGAAGCAGTTGAAGTAACAATTGTTCCACCGAGCGAAAGACCGATAGTTCCATTATGAGCTGCAATGTCAACATTTCTACTAGAATCTAGCGTAAGAGAGGTTGTTGTACCATGAGTACCACCAACACCCATCTCAAGCTTATCAGTTCCATCATCTAGACCGATACGGTAGTCCTGTGCGTTTCCGTCAAAGACTAAGAATGTATCTTCGGCACCTGCATCACCGATAACGAGCTTTGGAGTTGTACCTCCAAGAACCATACCGGCAGAAGGAAGTGCAAATCTAAGCTGATCAGTTCCGTTCTCATCGTACTCGATTGAAGCGTCACCGGCTGCACCGAACTCGAGCTTGACATCATCACTGATTCTGAAACTTGCTCCAGAATAAAGTAAAACATCATTGCCATCTTCATCATACTCAAATTGAGCATCGTTTCCATCACCGAAAACAAGAAGCTTGTCATCTGCAATCTTCATACCTGTGCTAGCAATATTAACGATATCTGACCCACCAGCTTCAAACGTAATAACGTCGTCAGCAGAAGCGCGGATTGAAGTATCATCATCAGCGTCTAGATCAATACGACCTGTTCCACCCATGCTGATTGAACCCTGACCATTTAGATCAATTGCATCAACGTAGAGTGCACGCCATGCTGTACCAGATGCACCAAGATCATCAGCAGAGTCACCGCCTGGAAGGACGTTGTTTCCACCTGGATCAAGAATGATATCTCCCGATGAAATAACACTAATATTAGTACCATCTCCTGTGAGATACTCACCGGCATCACCGAATGCAAGTCTGTGATTAGCAGCAGCCATCAAGCAGTTATTAGCAGCCTGATCAGTTAGTGTGAACTTAGATGTACTACCAACATTGATAATAGCACTGTCGGATAGCAAGTCTAGGTCGTCACCAATAACTGCGCTCTTAGCAACACTCAAACCACCGTCGGTCTGTAAAGAACCATCAGTTGTTGAAGTAGCTTCAGTTGTATCATCAGTCTTAACAATGCCACTAGCAACAATAGTTGTTGAAGTTAGTGCAGCAGTAGCTGTAGTTCCACCTGCAACTGTTATTGCATTTGCTGAGTGAGTTAGTGTAACGTCACCGTTATTAAAGTTGATAACAGCGCCTGATGCTAAGAATGCATCTGACCACATGAGTGATGTAGAACCGAGAGCTCCTCCGTCTGAAGCCATTGGCAGAAGTGCCCCTGCCTTCAGTGAAATACCTGCTTGTGCTGCTCCCATTGTACCTGACGCAGCAGAAGCTGAGAAAGTTCCTAATTCAAAAACACCATCACTACCGTAATTGAGAGCCGGCATAAACGAGTGAGCAGCAGATCCTCTTGCGAAGATGATAGCTCTATCACCAACATTAGAGAATGAACCGTTCGCACCTGAAACACCGAGGGCAATGATTGAGTCTTCAACAGTCAAGTTTGCTGTATCAATTGTGGTTGTTGTACCGTTAATATCAAGGTTTCCACCTACTGTGAGGTTTCCACTGAAAGCACCGCCACCAGTTACATCAAACAATGTAGCTGTCACATCAACGTCACCGCTTGATATGATTTTCATATCAGTTCCGTCACCAGCAATGTACTCACCAGCATCACCAAAGGCCAATCTGTGATTAGCAGTAGCTAGTAGTGTATTATTTGCATTTGAGTGTGTCAAAGTGAACGGTTGAGCGTTACCAACTTTAAGAATTGCACCGTTTGAAAGGAGATCCAAGTCGTCACCGATAACAGCACTCTTTGCAACTGAAAGACCACCGTCTGTCTGAAGTGAACCATCAGTAGCTGTGGTAGCTTCAGTAGTATCATCAGTTTTAAGAATGCCGCTAAATGTACCTGCACCAGTTACATCAACCAGAGTAGCTGTTATATCAACGTCACCACTTGATATGACCTTCATATCGGTTCCGTCACCGTAAATATACTCACCGGCATTACCAAATGCAAGCCTATGGTTAGCAGAAGCAACGACAGCGTTGTTAGCATCAGCAGCGGTCAAAGTGAACTTAGAAGTAGAGCCGATATTCATGATTGCGCCATCAGATAGAAGATCGAGATCATCACCGATAACAGCACTCTTGGCAACCGAAAGACCACCTGTTGAAACAAGTGCACCATCTGATGTACTAGTTGCCTCGGTAGCTGCAACAACAACAACTTGCTGAGAAGCGTCGACTGTTATAGCAGTTGTTGTACCGTGAGTAGCTCCAACACCAATCTCAAGTTTATCAGTTCCATCATCGAGACCGATACGATAATCCTGTGCATTTCCGTCGAATACCAAGAAGGTATCTTCTGCACCTGCATCACCGATTGTTACTTTTGGAGTTGTTCCTCGAACAATAACGCCGGCTGCACCAACAGCAAGATCAATGTTTCCGTCAGAGACAATATCAAGCTGGCCATCAGCTGCCTGGTGAATGTATGTGCCTGAATCACCAAACTGAAACTGACGTGTTGAGTTTAGAAGAACACCTGTATCAGCAACATGAGTTAGTTTGACGTCCTGTCCCTCACCGAGGTTGATAATACCCCCATCAGCGAGATAAAGATCTGACCACTCCTTGTCTGTGAAACCCAGTGAGGCTCCATCAGCAGATGCTGGGTAGATATTAGTTGAGAATGAACCAGATGCTGCTGCTGTCCATGTCGCTGCACCGTGGATTCTCTTAATAGAAGAAGCCATGTGATCAAGAACGTTGCCCAGATCACTTAGTGCAAGACTCGTAGAAGCCGCAGCTGATTCAGAGTCGGTAGGAATTGACCCAGAAACCTGAGTAAATCTTACCTTTGTTTTAATAGCCATTATAATTTTCCTTTATTTATAGATTATTGGCTTAGATGATCTGCAACGTGCAAAAATCATCACATAACCTAACGATTCTCTAACGAAACGTGACTATAATTTTAACGAAAACTAACCTAACACTAGACCCTAAGAGGGTCTTCAGTTACTATATATCATCCTCTTTAGATTTCTTACATGATTATCATAGTCAGAAAACTCTGAATTAAGGAACTCTAGTGCGAGACTTTGGCATCTTTGATCCGGATCGCTGAATGTAAAATTAAATTTTCCAGACTTTAGTCTATTTGCCCTAATGAGTGTAATGCCCTTCATTAATAAAAAGGCAGCAATAGATAGGTCTGGAGTTGAATATTCTTTCATTTATGCTGATTCCGCTGATAGACTACGTATCACCAATAAGTATCAATCCGGATACTAAGTTCAGAAATGAAAGGAATGTTTTTATCTTGTGTGAGCTTTATTCACAGAGCTATGATATGCTGCTATTTGTTGTATAGTTTGCAAAAACTACGCTACCTGATTCAGGTAAGGACCCAGTTGTAAAATACATACTTGACCCTGTTACTGAATAATCTTGATATCCTGCACTAGTAATCGACGTTGCAGGTGCTTGGAAAATACCGTTAACGAAAACAGAGACATTTTTCACATTGTCAGGTTGATAATTGAATGTAAATTTTGTATTTGATCCATTACTCATGCCAAGATACTCACTAGAGACATAGCTTGGCGACGCTATTGTAATTGCACCCCCAGACGCAGAACTAACAGTTACTGCTCCTGACTGTTCTATAAAGCTCTTTCCATTGGAAAGTCTTGTAAGAGATCCAGATATTCCTGATTCAGTCGATATTGTTCCTGACACTGTAAGATGACCTGTTGCAACCTCATCAACCTCGACGACTTGTTTCTCTGCGTATAGCGTTCCACTAATGACGACATCGCCTCCGAATAAAGCCACCCCTCTCCTTAGCGTCTTATGTGAATCAATTGCCCCAGAAACAAATAAAAATACATTAGATCCAGGAGAGACTGCGTTAGGGTTTGCGCCGTGTAAGTGAATCTGCCCCTTTGACAAAAACTTAAGGCGTCTGTTTGTATTTGTACTAGACCCAGTTAGAAAGATCTTTCCTGCTGTCGAGCCTCCCAGGTCAATTAGGCGTATAAGCCCATCACCTGATCCGATCTTTACCTCATCTCTTCCGAACATCTTTACACTTCCAGAAGGATTTTTTAGATCTGTTGTTTCACCGTCAGATGTAATAAATTCTACCTCACCACCTAGTTTGAGTGGTGAGCCACCATAGAGTGTTCCGCTAATTATTACGTCACCGCCAAAAAGAGTTGACCCAGCAAGAGAAGTACCTCTTGAATCTGTTGCACCACTTACGAAGACTGCTACATCACTACCTAGCAAAAAGCTTTTGGCTATCCCAGAAGATGCTGTATTAAATAGCAGATTTGATGGAGAAAATCCCCCTGTGCCATCTGATATCTGAAGTACGCCGATAGAACCAGAAGACTCAGTAACTCTAATAGCTGTCATTTTTATCCCGAAAACAATAACAAAAGGATCACAGATGTTTCATAAAAGTACCATCTCTATGATCTATTGTTAAAAAGCTTACTGTTCCTTTTTAGACCTTCTATCCTGATAGTCATGCCTAATCGTCTTAATTGGGACAGGTTCACCATCTCCGTCTATTCTGACAAAAACCATATCAACAGAGACAACATTTCTCTGTGATCCGTTATACACACTATGTCTTCTAGCTTCCAGTCTAATTGTAATTGATGATTCTCCAATTCTTACAACATCAGCATATATCTTAATGATCTGTCCAGCTCTAACTGGCTTCTGAAAGACTACTTCAGAAATTGACTTAGTCACCATCCTTGGTGTTCCACACACCTGGGATGTGAATGCTGCTCCAGCTTCATCTAGCCAGGAAAGCATTACTCCTCCGAAAAGGTTGCCGTGCATACCGAGATTTTGTGTCTTGCAAACATGTGTCGATACAAGTTCCAATTTATTTCTCACAAAGCTATAGACAATACATAGGCGACTGTCTTACAATCTGGAGGTTGGATTCTAAGTCAAATCCTCCGCAATCTATCTTCCTTCTTGTGAGATGATAATGATGAATAAATCCTTCAAACTTTCCCTTAGCGGCATCTGAGGACACGCCAGTCAACATCTGGCCATCCCTTAGCGGACATTCTAGTGGGATTCCGAATCCGATGTGGACTGCTTTCCATAGTGCTCGTGCTGCCTCAATCTGTACTGGATAAAATCCGAGATGAGGTTTATGCTTGTTGCCATGGGTCCATGAATCCTCCAAAACCGGTCTAGATCCCAGGCCATTTTTTTCATACCAGCTCTGATACTTTGTATAATACGCATTTGATATCTCCACACCAATAGATTTTTGATTCCATTTTTGACCTCCGGCATGCCAGGCTGCATGTTGTGTATCTAAAAGCTGATAAATTGTTCCATCATTATCGATGCAAAAGTGAACAGAAGCACCTCTTCTTTTTAAAACACCTGCGCAAGACTCTGATGATAGGCATACATCCCAATGATTGACAAAGAATGTAGGCTTTCTACCTGGCTTTCCTGAGTAGTCATAGTAGTTTCCCTTCTTTGTATCTAGGCCCCCATGCTCATCCCAGAGAACAACATTTTTCCATTCAATTGGTATAAACTTTCCGTTGTGAACAATCCATCTGTTAGAGTCAAATCTTCTATTTGCTGGTTTAAAAGTAGATATCTCTGACTCTCTCTCTGTCCAGATCCTTCTGTAAGTAGCTGGACCCACAAGTCCGTCAGCTGTTAGTCCGTTCTCTCTTTGCCACTTTCTAACAGCGGAGGTTAATGTATCATCAAAGTGATCACACATAAACCAGCTGGGATCCCAGCCGAGATTTGAAGCAGATGATTTATTATAAAATACCTTATCCACAATTCACTCAAATTCTATGTCAACTGAAACACTGATATTAACTTTGGGCACTCTTAGCTGATTTGCCATTCCATGCTTTTTAGCCTCAGTAGCATCTAAGAACCAGTCTGCATGTCCTTTTCTATGCACAATCTTTAGAAAGTAGTCGTCCTTCTTTCGACAATTTCTCGCCATCATTGTATAGACTTTTTGATTTAGCCTATCCGTCTCTTCTGCACTAACTTTGACTTCTTCAACTTTCCCCCACGCCATGCTAGATACATCATGGATCATAACTGTAGCGTCAGGATCCATAAACCTCATTCCCTGCTCACCAAAAGAGAAGAGAATAGCTCCGCACGACATTGCCTTACCTTCAACAATAGTAGCAACTGGAAGCTCTGAGTGTGAAATTGCGCTTATCATAGACATCAAGCTGTAAACCTGTCCGCCATAAGAGTCAATAACAACTGGAATAACTTTTTGACCAGTATTGTGTGCTTGCGCTACTTGTTGCTGAAATTCTTTTGCAGACTTTTCATCAAACTTATTGACAGTAATTATTACTGGATTCTTTCTTAGCTCCACTTCTTTGATAAGGGGAGATATTTTTGTTGTCCATTTCATTGTAAAGCACTATTCCTTTAAGAGCATTTTGAGTATCCGCAAGACATGCACGTTACACAGCCTTCCTGATATCTTAGAGCGTCCGTTGCATCGCAGCTTTCACAAACATTCTTACCTGGCGATGTTCCATCTTGAATATATGTTTTTAGAACTCTTGCAATCACCCTAGAGAAAGAGAACATATCCATTTCCCTGTCTTTCTGAAGCTGTTCGACGACGTAATTAATCTGTGCACCGTGCCTAAGCGCTAGTGAAATTGTTCTTGTAAATCCTGCATGATTTGGATTATCAAATACATCGACTATATCCTTTATGAGAATTTCATCACCATTTCCTCCAATCCTAAGATCATATCTAGAATTCTTCGTCTTATACGGATGCTTGATGATTATACCTTTTCTATACTTCTTGGGAATCTCTATGTACTTCTGGAGACCTCCCATGACCTCATAAGGCCTTGTACCCATTAGTCCAACAAGAATAGTCCACGCCTCTCCCTTGATTGTTGCATGATGTATTGAGCACTCTAGTTCTGATGGCCTGAAGGGTGCTTCATGTGTTTTAAACGACTGATCTTCTTCTGCTCCCTCACCAATTAAAACCCCTGTTCGACATCCATCTCTATACACTGTCAGCCCTTTACACCCCAGTTCCCAGCCTGACTCATAAATCTTCTTTACTTCGTCGACAGTTACATCGCTGGGAAGGTTAATTGTAGAAGATATTCCATGATCAATCCACCTTTGAGCTGCAGCCTGGAGCTTGACTCTTGATTCCCAGTTAATTTCATTTGCTGTTGACATATAATACGGAGAATCTTCAGCTTCAGAAAGACCAGACTTGTTCATCCAGTTTTTAAATCCGTGATGATATACATCGTACTCCTTCCAGGAGTCACCAAGGTCATCTACAAAATCAGCCTCTACATCCTCTGTTATCTGACTTATCTTTCTTCTTCTTGTGTACTTCAGCATGAAGGCTGGCTCAATTCCGCTTGTTGTCTGTGTCAAAGTTGAAACTGATCCAGCAGGTGCAGTAGTTAAAATTGAAATATTTCTCCTTCCTGATTGCTTGCTCATCTTAGATGTCTTATTGCAAGCAGACCATATCCTCTCTAGAAAGGGATGACCAACCTCCCTGTCGTGATCATGAATTGGAAAGGCACCTCTCTCAGATGCCATAATGCATGATGACTTATAGGCAGATACTGCAAGAGTCTTGTATATCTCTTCAACTACCCTAATAGATTTTTCACTTCCGTATCTTGTTCCGAGAGATGCAAGTGTATCACCCACAGCTGTAACACCCAGTCCTGTTCTTCTTCCGTTTAATGCCTTTTTTCTAATTGTTTCCCATAGATCTTTTTCAATCTTCTTAACTTCTTTAGACTCAGGGTCACGCTTAATTTTTCTTAAAATCTTATCTATTTGCTCAACTTCAAGGTCAATCATGTCGTCCATCAGCCTTTGAGCCTTGACAGCACATTCACTAAACTTTTCGAAATCAAATGCTGCAGATTCTGTAAACGGATCATCAACAAAGGATATTAGATTGACAAGCATTAGTCTGCAAGAATCGTAAGGTGCGAGAGGTAGCTCTGAGCATGGATTTGTAGAAGTAGTCCCGAATCCCTCTTCTTCATAAACATCAGCTGGTGAATTTCTGATGACAGAATCCCAAAATATCAATCCCGGCTCTGCAGAATCATGTGCAGCATCTATGATTTCATTCCAGACATCTCTAGCTCTAACCCTGTCCTGGACAATATGATCTACATCTTTTTCAACAGGAAATCTTAAGTGAAGATCATCATCATCTCTAACAGCAGTCAAAAACTCATCAGAAAGTCTAATTGAAATATTAGCACCTGTAACCTTCTTTCTATCTCTTTTAATGTTAATATAGTCTCTAATTTGAGGATGATGAACAGATATTGTTATCATTAGAGCACCTCTTCTTCCTCCCTGAGCTACTTCACGTGTAGAGTTAGAAAATCTTTCCATAAAGACTTCTATTCCGTCTGTTGTTCTTGCAGCATTTCCTGTCGGTAGACCCTTTGGGCGAAGAGTAGATATATCAAATCCTACTCCTCCGCGACGCTTGGCAATTTGAACTAGTTCTTGGTCTGACTTTAGTATTCCTCCGTATGAGTCTCTAGGTGATTCAAGTACAAAGCAATTGGAAATTGACTGAATTTGATTATTATTTCCAATGCCAGCCATAGGGGAGCCTTGAGGAACTACATATTTGAAATCTTTAAAGAGGCTATAGATTTCATCCTCTGTCAATGGATTGGGATATTTTGACTCAATCCTAAAAAATTCCCTTGCAAGCCTCTTATGCATATCATCGGGAGTCTTTTCATGATAGTTTCCCTCTCTATCACACAGTGCATACTTTGTAGCAAATACTGACGCAGCTAGGTCATCTCCTTCAAAATAATCTGTCGAAGAACTAATTACATCTTCAAGCTTATGCATTACTAATCTCTCCAAGATTTTTAAAATTACAGCAGACTAACTAGTACTGTTAATCTCATTCCACTTATTCTTCAATATGGTTTTCATATCATTATTGTCTGACCTTAGAGCCTCACTCAGGGTCATCTCATCATCACTGTCGACAACAAGGATTTTTGACCGAGCAGTGTCCATTCTCATGGGAAATAAGATGCCATCTCTTCCGGCTCTATTTTTTGCAATAAATATTCTACCAAGACCGCTTGATTTTTCTGTAGGCTTTCTAGAAAGTGAAACGACAACATCAGCTACCATTGCCTTACCATATGCTTCAGACATGTTTTCAAGACCGACAATGTCTGAATTTGCAGAATCTCTATTAGCCTGAGATGCTGTCCAGATAGGCACATTCATATCCATGGCTAGGTTTCTTAATTCTTCATAAATCAGCTTAAGCTCATGTCTAAGAGAGTCATACTTTCTAGAGGATCTCATAATATCTGCATAGTCAATTATAATCAAGCTTGGAACAAAAGATTTAAGAGATAGTTTCTCTAGATGATTTCTTATCATCATTACTGTCGCCGAACCTGTTGGATATTCTTTAATAATTAATCTTCCAAGATCCATCTCTTCATATTTTTTGAGAACCTCATCTTTTCTATCAATAACATCATTGCTTGGAATGTCACAAAAATTAGAATCATATCTTAGGCCGACAGCAGTCTCTGAGAGTTCGAAGGTATAGTGAATAACATTCTTTCCTAGTCGTATAGCTTCGGCTCCCACACTCACAAGAAAGTGACTCTTTCCAACACCAGTGTTAGCAGTAATTACGCCAATTTCACCGCGGCCGAGACCGCCGTTTAGTATGTCTTTCTTGTCAAGCTGAGGGATTCCTGTGGGACATGCACACCTGCTAATGTGAACAAATCTAGCCTCAGCGTCCTCCATAAAGTCATGACCAATTGAAGAGGGCATTCCCACAGACAGGGCATGTCTCATAAGGTCCATTACAGATTCAAGTTTTCCATCTGAGATTCTCTCAACTGCCTCTTCCAGTGCCTCTTTCATCGCCTGTTGCTTACAGAAGTCAAGAGTCTTTTCTTTGACAAACTTAAGATCCCCAATATCAGGATTCATTCTAATTCTATGCAAGAATTCAACTATTTGATCTCTAAGAATTACGTCCTTTCCCTCTCTTAGGTCGTCACGAACTATTGTTATTAAGAGGGGTAGTGTGGGAAAGTCTTTATATTTGAGATAATAAGAAAAATATTTATCTGACAGATATCTTAAATATTTTAAATCAAAATATGTCGGAGTCATAACCTCAGACATTTGTGTAGACCAGTTCTTATCAGTGATCATGCACTGAAAGATCTTCTCCTGAAAAGACTTGCCATATTGCTTAAAGTGTGCAGGTCCTTCAGAAGCAAACTCATTCATTATTACTACGTTTTCCAATGTTCCTCATTGATAGAAAAAGGTGATCGATATCAAGATTCTGAATTCCATTTTTTATCATCATCCTGATTAGTGATATTTTATTTGGTGTGGGACTAAAAGTATCAATTAAACTTTCAATCTTTTTAATTTGTATGGGAGAGATGTTTGAAGTATCTAGATATGTTAATTTCCAGTTCATTCTAATTAGGTTCTCACTGCATGCTATTTCTTTAAAAATCTTTGGAGATTTCTTCTCTTGAGCCCTTTCTTTTGCTTCTGAGACTATGTCTAATATAGTACAGTCGTCCTCTGCAGCCATCGAGGGAAATCTTTTTGATATTGTCCTAAATCCGGCACCCTTTACTCCCTTTATGTTATCAGACGGGTCACCGCATATAGCTTTTGCAAGACAGAAGTTAGTCGGACTTATTCCAAATTTTTCTATAACTTCTTTTTTATTGACAAACTTCTTCCATGTAGGAGAGAAAATCACAGTCCTATTGTCTAGAAGCTGGTAGTAGTCTCTATCAGAAGAGATGATAACTTTTTTATCATCTCTAAATTTATATCTAGAAAGATAGCCAATGACATCGTCTGCTTCACAGCTATCAACATAGACCTGAATTACCGGGAGTCTTTTTAGAGATGATATTAGAAAAGAAATTTGATCATTTCTATTCTCAATTGTGTTAGGAATATCATCATTTTCATAAAATCTGTTTAGTTTTTGAGGTCTTCTGCTCATCTTATACGTGGGAAGAATGTCCCTCCTCTTCTTTGATCCGCCGCCTTCCCACACTATGACGACGTCTGTGGGTGTCATTTCAAAGCATATCTTCTTTAAAGCGTTTAAGAATCCAACAATCCCACCAACATGCTGGCCGTGATCACTCATCGCAGGATGAGCGACATAGTGCCTCATAAAAAGATTAAATGCATCAACCAGGACAACAGGTGTTACCTTGCTCAAACTACACCTCACTCAATTTCAAGTGCAACTGCCCTTACTTCTTCATAAGACTCAATATCAATATCAGGATCTTGATTAAATTTTTTCACCATTGCTTTTTCAAGCAAGTCGTCAATATAGCTAGAATATTCTGGATTTGTCATTATGTCATTAAAGTTTGCTTTATGAAATTTCTTCTCAATGATGCTCTCACCAGTATCACAGTCTATCACAGAAAATGTCTTCCAGGATCCAGTCCCAGAAACACCTACATGATTTTTACCAATTACCTCAGCGCCATTCTTTCTCAATAGATCGAAAACCTGTTCGTGCTCTTTAATGCCCACACCGAAGTGAATCTCAAAATCAATCTTTCTAAATGGAGGAGCAACCTTATTCTTGATTGTTTTTGGTGAAACGTGAATTCCAATTACGTCGTCTCCCTCCTTTATCTGTTGACCGGCACCTAGCTTAATTCTTGTTGACGCATGAAACGGAATCGCCTTCCCGCCAGGTGTTGTATCTGGGTCGCCGTACATTACACCGATCTTAGTTCTAATCTGATTGAGTATTACAAATAATACATTCTGATTAGCGATTACTCCAGTAATCTTTCGCATTCCTTTCGAGATTGCACGTGCCTGAAGCCCTATTGATTCTTTATCATAGTCTCCAAGAAGCTCTGCTTTTGGAGAAGATGCAGCAACTGAATCCCACACAATTGTAACAGGAAGATCTTTATCCATTGCCTTTGCTTTCATTATCGTTGCTTCTGCAATTGAGAGAACTTCTTCTGTGCAGTGAGTGTCGACATACACAAATCGACTAGCGACATCAACGCCGAGCATTTTTAGATTCTCAACAGATGTAGCATTCTCTGTGTCTATGTAGACTACAATTCCTCCCATTTTCTGTGTTGTTCTTGCAATCTGTGTTGCAATATGGGACTTTCCAATAGACGGAGGACCAAAAATCTCTATAATTCTTCCCTCTGGAAGACCGCCATCTCTTCTATTTGAGCAAATATAGTCAAGAAGCTTTGATCCTGTACTAATCCACCGATTAACATGCGTTGGAGATTCATCTTGACTCAAGTTATACGCAACACGACTTCCGTGCTCTTTATTAAGAGATTTAATTAAATCACTAGTAAAATCATTTGTTTTTGCCAAACCGACACTCCTGGTACTTAAAAAAGAGAGGGAGGTCAATTCCTCCCTCTCTTAGTATTACATCATTCCATCAAGTCTGCAAAAGCATCATCAAGAGACTTATAGCCAGAGCTGTCAGAAGAAGATCCTGTATTATCTGGGGTGGCCTTCTTAGAGCCTCCCATGGAAGTTCCCATGGAGCTGTCTTCCATATCCGAATTCAGCCAATCATTAATAATCTTGGTAAGTTCGTCATATGACTTGCACTCATACATCCCAGTAGGGTCTGGAATTTCAGACATCCACGTAGATGCTTGCTTGCTATTTGTAGAGAGGTCTGTCTCCTTTCCCCTTGGTCGGACAGTAGTTGTTGCCCACTTTCTTCCAGCTTCTCGGGTACAGGTAACCTTAACGTCTCTTCCCTCAGTTGGGTCTGTAATGTCGCCATAGTCTTCATCTAGCATAATATTAAGAAGTGATTGATACACCATCTTTCCAAATCCCCAGATCTGAACACCTTTGTCCTCTTCTCCTCTAACGATGATTGGTGCATACACCCGCATCTTAGGATAGAGCTTCTTTGCTAGCTCATAAGACTCACGAGCATCATCGCCTCTAAGCTTGGTAATCAATTCCTGAATCGGGTCTGGATCACCAAACTGATAGGGAGCCAATAGGCCAGGATTATTTCCAATATTATAGTAGAAATAAAGCTCCTTGAATGGCTGCCCGTCGTTGTCTGGAAAAGAGAGAAGTCTAATAGTAGAATCCTCTCCCTCCGTGGGTCTCCACGTGGCTGATTTCTTTCTTCGATTTCCGCTTAATGCATCAAGCCTTCGCTGTAATGCTTCTCTGTCAAATGCCATGATAACCTCCTAAATTTTCAAAATGGTAAATTGGCAATATCACTTTGTGATAAAATAGTATCACAATTTAAAGATACAGCAAGATAAGAGGTTGTTCAAAAAATTAATATCCCTTTACAGGATAGGTCATCCACGACCCTGATCTTTTTCCTCCGCCGAATCCTCGCTCATTGGCATGAATAGACCTCTCTCTGGCGCCGCCATCACTTCCCTTTCCTCCGTCTGGGCCGGTTCCGAGGGGAGTCACTACGCCTGCAACACCTGATGATACACTGAATTCGTCTAGATCGTCTTTCTCTTTATCTTTATCTTTTTTTTTAGAATCATCATTCTGTAAAAGTTTTCTCTCTTCTTCTTTAATGATTCTTCGAAGTTGAGATCTTGTTATCTTTTTTCCCTCATAGTAGGATTCCATTGGCTGTGTTTGAACCATTGAGATATCCGACTGCTGTCCTCTATCAGGAATCGCGAGGTCATCTTGAGCCTGCTGAGAGTCTAAATAGTCAGATGCAACTTGATAAGCAGCTTTCTTCAAATCTTGGGGAAGGCTGTTGACTTGATCATCTGTCCCTTTTAGGACATTTGTAGCCTTTTTGAGTCTATCCTCTGGCTCCATGTCATCTAAAATTTCCTGCATTGTGCTCTCTGGTGAAGACATCAGCACATCACCGGCTACTGACAATGCACCCACTCCAGAGACTATGGGAATTCCCAAGGTTCCGGCTATTCCTGCTGTTGCAATTCCTCTCTTGAGCCTGTCAGGCATAATATCAGAAAGACCTGCCTCATTTAGCTCTTGTTTAATTATAGCTCTTATTTCTCTTTCATTTAAGCTTTCGGGTCTTGCTTGCCACGATGAATAGCCGTCATCTGCCCTGTAATTGACTGCAAAGCCATCTCCTGCATGAAGTCTTTCTTCTTCGTCAGATAAGAATTCCTCCTCGTCTTCCTCGTTTGCAGGAAGATATCTCTGCCCATAAGACATTCCTGGATGTGGAAGATAGCCTTGTCCACCATATCTACTAGGCCTGTCTTGAACAGTCTCCTCGTCACTCTTTCTTTTTGCTTCTTTGACTATCTCTTTTACAAATACTCTTAACATTGACTCGGACATTCCAAGACTCCTCATTGATTTATTATATCTATTCTCCAGCAGCCTAAATCTTGATTCAGAAATTGGACATGCGCATCCTGCAGCTTCTGGAAATCCAAGATCTTCTTGATCTGGAAGCATTGCAATACCAGTAGATGCTGCAGCTATCTCCTCGCCAGATATTTCAGGTTCTGCCGGAATGTCTTCAACAATTTCGTCTTCAGCTTCAACTGTCTTGGGAAGCTCTTGGGCAAGACAGAGATCTTTCTCACCACTTAGGGCTGCATAGAGAGTGCCAAGTCTCGAAAGAGAGAGTGCTGGACTAGATCTAATTGCAGAAAATGCAGGTCCAAATCCGCTATCAAGTCTAGAAATTGCTTCTTTATACTTGGGAGATGCAGCCTCTAATGTATCTGATATCTCCATCACGTTTACAAACATTTTAGCCAGATTTGAAGATAAGTTGAATACAAGCCTTTCGACAGGAAGTGCTCTGGTGAAGAAGCCTACGATGCCTGACATAAAATTTACAGCAGGAACAGTTGCAATTTCTTCAGGAGTTGCAGCTTGTGGCCCAAGCTGACCAAGACCGATTGTTACAAGTGAGTCGTATGCCTGAACTAATGTTACAATTGCATCCTTGAGTGATTTAAGAAATTCTCTAAACAGATCTCTAGCTTCTAGACGCTGCTGATCATCCATAGAGCATATTCTCTGAATGATTAATATCATTGTATCATCAGCAGGGTCTATAAGGGATGCACCAAGATCATTTGAACTAATTCCAACTAAGTCGCACATATTCTCAATTGCAACTCTTCCGCTTTCCGCCTCTCTATCGAGAATCATCTTCCCTATTAGGACGTCGATACCGGGTGCTGATAGACCTAAGCTCTTAAAGAAATCTCCAATAAATCCTGGAAGAAAACCTTCACTTAGCGTCTTAAGTCCTCTCCTTCCAGAATTTGGATGAACTCCAATTGAATATACAGGAAGCTTTCTAGTTCTCAGGGAAATATTCAACAAGTCCTCGTCATCGACATACTCATCATCCTGCTCAGGAAACATTGAGGGCATCTCAACATCCTGATCATATCCTTTATTAACCCTACCAAGACCGTCAGTGGATGAAAATCCACTGTCAGCATGCATGGATGGAGACCCTGAGCTTCCTGAATATCTCGGTCTTCTGGGTCTCCCTAGATACTTAGAGCCATCAGAATCAAAAGCAGGCCCCATTGGGACCATAACGCCGTGACTGGAATAGTATCCAGACTTACTCTCGCCCTTACCTTTCACATTATTAAATATTCAGATCAACTAGCTATTGCTAATTTTGAACTTGTGAATTACCATTGATTTAGCATTTTGCAAAGCAAGGGCCAGTGTAGGCTCATGACCAACGTAAAATCTATTTTCTTCAAAATGTGAACCTGCAGCAAGCTGAACTGATATCCACTCATCAGAAGACATGGTCACGCCAAATGACTGAAGAAGGCAAAGAGATCTGTGAGAAGTGGACATTCTATTGAGTTCATCATTGAATTTAAACATCTGTCCTAATTTTTCTCTATGCCAGTCAGAGTCCTGGGAGATAAAATGATCTCTTTCAATTGATCCCACTTTTCCTATGTCGTGTAGAAGTCCTACCTTTAATATAGAAGATGTCTTCAATCCCAGGTCGTGTGATTCATTTATCTTTCTCATCGATGACGTTACATCAAGAGAATGTTGAATTAAGCCTCCAGGATAAGCATTGTACTGATCAAGTCTTGCAGACGCAGGACAGGTAGAAAGTCTTTCTCCCAAAGATTCTAGCATGTGATTTAAATTATGATCAGAAAGCCTCCCACAAAGCTTTTCAAACACGCTCCAGTTATTCTCAATTTCATCTAATGATAGCTTTATATTCATAAGCACCTCTTATAAAAGTCTATTCTATTTAAGCGAGATGTACACTACAACTTTACGATCATCATCAGATCTTTTGTAGCTTTGTCTTTATGCCCGCATGGGTTAATAATATACCTGCTTGTAGGGCCAATTTTATTATCAATAAGATATCGAATTGCACATGCAATTTCCTGATCTGTTGTTTCCCTGGTTCTAGGATCCCTAAGATAAACGGCAATTTCATTTCTGTCTGGATCTGCAACTATTCTCTCTATAGACGATCTGAGTGGTTGAGATCCTCCCCTCACATGTCCCATTAGAGAGCTAGCTACTGATTCAACATCATCAACACCAGACGTGTAAGCTCTAGGTGATCTTCTAGTAGTAGGTCTATTTTTTAATTCTGGGCTATGGGATCGAGGATGCTTTCCGGGAATTGGCGTCTTTTTAATGTCAATATTATAATATTTTAGCAGATAATAAGAACCCTCAGGCGTTATGTCACTAAAGGTCTGTCCCTTTCTTAGTATTGTCTTTCCCCGAAAAGGTTCAATTACATTAGCAGAAACGGGCTCATTTGGCTTATCCATTATAATTTGCATAAGATATGCAAACTGACCCTTGTTCCTTATGTTAAGAACCTCAATCTCTTCTTTTATGATTGATCTTATCTTGCTTTTAGGTATTCTCATGGCCACATCTCAAAGATAAGTATTTCGACGTCAGCTTATGATCTCCATAGAGACAGGAAATTTTCCATCTAATTTAGGAAGCCTTAGAGAATTTTCAATAATATTTTCAATCTTTTCAAGATCATCACAGTCAACATCTAAAATTAGTGCGTCATGAATGACAAATATGGGAGATGCTTTTATCTCTTCATTCTCGATCTGCCTGCAAAGAGATGAAAATCCAAGAATTGCAGCATCCGCTGCAGTCGACTGTATGAACCTATTGACGAGAAGGTGGCCAGAGTCTGAATCAGGAGTCATCACCCTTCCATATAGATTAGTGATAGATCCGTTCTCAGAGAGCTGAGATTTGAGATCTTTCTCAAGTCTAGGGATCTTAAAGTGGTTTCTAATCTTCTTTAGAATCTGTCGGCTCATTCCTAGATCATTGGTCCCAATTACATCAGAAAGTTTCTTTGCAGACATTCCGTAAAGACATCCTATTGTAGCTATCTTAGCAGACTTCCTGTCAACTTCAGAGTTCAAGACATCTTTTCCTATTAGATTATATACGTCGCCGTCAAACGGGCTTCCTGCAGTGCAAAGGGCAACCCTGGGCTCAAGTGAGACAAAGTCTATCTGGATGATCTTTCCGTCTGAGTATCTAGACCTCAGCAGTGCCCGCCTGTCCTTTCTCATCGTCAGAATTGAAGGGCCGCTCTTGACTGTCAGCCTTCCGCTACATGATGACGTCTGGCTGTATGATACCTTGCTTAGAAGTCCCTGGCTGTCCGGAATAAAAGACCTAAGGGATCCATCTCTCTCGCTCGGATCGTCCAATATCTCATACAGCCTCTTCTTGTCGATCTTGGCTTGATCTAGTGACTGTAGAAACCCTCTCATTGTCACGAACTCTTGTCCATAATAGGAATCATGATTAGACCCCAAGAGTTCCCAGATTTGGTCTAGAAGCTGCTCTAAGTGTGTCTGGAACGTCGATCCCCGGAGGACCCACCTCCAGGGGACACCCACGGAGCCGTTTGGTCTAAGAATCGACCAGGACTTGTCGTGACTCTCAGACGGAGAGACCTTTAGGCTGACACCCACCTGGCTGGCGAGAAGATCGACGCTTCTCAGGTGAGAGTCAGAAAATCCGCACAGCCACGCGTCATCCGGGACGAATGGAGACCAGCAAAACTCATCACCGTCACTAACCAGGTGCCTGTCACTTCCAATCACATCCTTATGAATACACACACGCATGATTTATTATAACAGGGGCCTATAGATTGTTCCATAGTCTTAGATACTCTCACAGGAATTAATCATCACGCATCGAGAATCGCGATGTTAGCTGCGGTCTGGAGCTCAGTTTCAACGTTCTTAAGCGACCATCCGTTACGCATAGTCATTTCAATTCTACTGACGCCATCAGGGTATTGCTCCCTCAGCTGTCTGATTTCATCACGTGTCCAGGTGTTTCCAGCAATTCCGGTTTCGAGATCTGGAGGATCAGCATAGCCCCCATTGTCAAGTGTTCCTCCCTCGATTCTAGAGAACTCGTCAGTTCCTGGTCTCGGACCCCAGCTAACATCTGGGCTCATGATTCCGATTGAGCCACCTTCTTCCGCAATCTCCGCCATGGTTGAAAGTGCTGATATGAGACTTGATCTAATTGAGGAGACACTAGAAAATGCGCCAGCGGGTCCAAACTCAATGTCTGATTTGAACGTCCCAGGAGAGATATTATGAGTAACTGATCTAACTGCAAAGATATTGTCAGCTGTTGTTCCAGTCTTCAGGTCCATGTAGAACTCCTGTCCGGGATGAAACATCGGATTTCCGAGACCAGCTACCTTTGCTGTTACCGGAACAACTGTGACCTCACTGACAAGCGGGTCTGAGCCCTGATTTGTCTGTGGATCACGCTGGTCTCGAAACTGATTTGACAAGAGTGCGTCAAATGTACCACCGCTAGACATTCCGCTTATTGTGACCTCTGAGTACGGACTAAATGCAGTCCCAAATTGAATTGTCGGGATTCTAGTCTTGATAAAGTCGTGAATTGCATCCCTAGAGATGTTTTGAAATACAGGGGTCCTTAGGGAATCATACTGATTATCACCTCGATTTGAAGCTCCAGTAGTGCGGCTATATTCCAGTGAAGTGCTATTTCCTCCGCCAAGTAGAAAAGACGCTACTCTAGATATGTCCCTTTCGTTACTTGGGACAACAGTTGAAACTGTGCTAAGAGTCGCCTCCACCCGCTGCTGGACGGTCTCAAGCCTGTCAGAGCCCCCTGCAACGACTGTATCCCTATCAAACAGTGATGTCTCCTCAGCGCTTGAAAGAGCGTCAAGAACTACCTGTTCACCAGGATGAGCTGATGCATTTTGATCATATACGTGAATTCTTAAAATATGCTTTGTATCATCGACATCACCAATCTGCTGACCCTCATCATCGCAAAGAAGCTGCGGACCTGACTCAAAATGGACCTTAATCACAGGAACTTTAAATCTTGGTCTAGCCAATCCGCACTGGTACATTCTCTGGACAAGCCTTTCATTGAGTTTAAAGCTTTCGTTTGCAGATGTGTAAGGGTTGGGATCGTCTGGTCCGCCCATCTCAGCACGACGTCTTCTATTTTCATCCGTGAGTGCTGCATTATATCGATATAAGTCAGAAAATCCATATGCTTCCGAAGAGGCACTGTTTGTCATTCCTGTTAAGATTCTTATGACTCCAGCAACAGTAATTGTTCCGGCATTTTCAATGTATTCCATAATCTGTGTTCGAAGTGATGAGATGTCTACTGGAAATGAAGATATGGGATAATTTACCATAGCACCGGCGGAGTCATTCATTCCGTAAAATATCATCTGAACCTCGTCAAATCTATGAGAGGCACATAGGGGTTTCCCTATCAGGGTTGTCATCACCTTCCCTAGCGAGACATAGTCTTTTGTGCCGAACCCGAGCAAGCTATTGCTGGCAAATTTTAGTGAGTCATTGAGATCTGTCAGCGATGAATTTATTACTCCCATTGTCAAGTCTGCCAAAAATGGATCAGGAGACGGCGATGTTCTTGGCTCGAAGCTATCTAAAATATCTCCCATTAGAGAAGTTGAAGTTACAGTTCTGTAAGTACTTCCACCAGTCTCAATGAAGACCTTGAGCATGCTAGCAAGCTCATATGCTGCATGAGAGACATTTCCACTATGTATCATGTCCCTGTATATCTGCTCAGCTTCGATGAGCATCTGGACGTCAACAAGAGAGTGTGTCAGATCTGTACTTCTCTCATAGAGGGTGGTATAGTCAAAAATATCTGGTGATAGTGATCCGTACGCAAGCATTCGTTGTTTGTGAATCGCGTTGACGTCACGTAATAAATCCTCAATTAACTTTACTTCTACAAACCGTCCAGTACATGCGTGGATGTGTTTGCTCTCCTCTCCCCCGGTTGTTCCCATCTCCAGAGTGATCTTAATCTGACCAGATGCGTCCATGTTGTAATTTCCCTTAATTAGACGATACTTCGCAGTATTTCTAAGAGAGTTAAGAAACTTTCCATACGGGCTTCCCTTTGCAGGATCACTGTGCGGATGAGACCAACCAAATTCAATTCCAGCTGTTACACGACCGAATTGAGCAGGCGCTATGAAGTGAGCAACCTCTCTAAGCCTTGTTCTATCGTGAAGTGTTAGTGAGACTGTAGCCCTCTTAAATCCAATCAATCCGTGACCAGATAGATACTCTTTAATCTGGACTGAGTCAAGTGACATCATGGGCTGGGTGGGATCAAGTATCTTTTCAGACCTCTGGGAATTTATGTTCATGTTGACCATTGTCTGAGGAGACGTAAATGCTTCAATTCCAGATCTTGTTGTCAGAGATACATCGGTACGATCCAGGTCGTCGTCTTTCCCAAAAAGCCCTGGCTGAGAGACCGTCATCCCTGCGGAAGTCTCAGTAGTCCTAGATACACCCGGTCCCAATCCTGTCTGCATTCCCCAGTCTGATGATCCAAATTTGACTGTTCCGTCTCCGAGAAATGTTATAGTAGTTCCAAGTGATGCCTGCTCTTCTATCACAGATGCCTTCGCTATCTCAAACTGAAGCTTGAGAAAGGGAGCAGCTAGAGACATCTCAACTGTCGGAATTCCAGATGAAAACAGCGCAACATGAGACGTATTTCTAGTGCTAAGATTGACATCAAGACCAGGAATCACGATCACAGATAGATTTGGAGAATTTAATCTATCAGGATTTGTTGGAGAAGAATTGATATGGCCATTCCCGACCGGTTCGCTACTGTTCAACCAGTCGTATAGTTCTCCCTCATGCAAGCCTGTTGTCTGGCTTGCATATTGAGCCAACTCGAAGGTGTTGTCTATTTCACAATGAGACCTCACCCGGGCAAACCACGCTCTAAGAAAAGAATCTTCAACCTGGAGCTGTGTGTTTATGTAGTTGATTTCGGAAATCTCATCGAGTAATGCTGCCATGGCCTGAGCTATGTGCGCAATACCGGCGGGCACGTCATCGTTGATATGAGCACCCAGGTAGACAAGATCCTCGTGGTTCTCGATGCTGAACTCATGCTTGAGAACAGTTCTGTCTTCCAGGATTAGCGGAATTATAATATTATTGCCATCCCCGTCGTCGATATGCTGTGTCATCAATGCAGCAATCATGTTCATAAGCCTATCACTGTCGACAGATGCTGAATCATATGTTGATTCACTTTCAGAAATCATGTCAACGACAGACGGTGCAGTGTTATCGAATGCTGAGTCCCCGCCAGTGCTACCTAGTTCTCCTTTGAGATGCCTGACCTTTCTTCCGTGAAGGAGATATCTGGCAAGATCAATTGTTTCCTGGTCGCCTTCACTGATTCCTGATGGATCAGCTATTCTGTAATGCTTTGCCTTGGGCTGAATTAGTCCGATGTCTAAGTCTTCAATGTTTTCAAAATACACGCGAACCTGTGCAGCAATAAGCTCATCAACATAGGGTCGGTGGACTGGATGGCCACCTCCCAAAAGATCTCCAATTATGTCAATAAGACTCGATGTGCCGCCCGAAGGCTTGTGAGCCTTTATCCTTTTCATTAGATCAACTGTTGTGGTTACACCGACCGACATATCCAGAAATTCTTCAATAAGATTGATGTGATCACTATTTGTATGAACGATAAGGTCTGGCTCAACCTGGTCTCCATTCTCCCCAGTCTCACCCACCATTCTAATGTAATCCTCCCGCTTACTCCCAAACGCAATATACGCTATAAGCTCTTTCATAGTAACATACGGTGAGACCTTTCTTTCCTTACGAAGCTTCTTCCCGGCTAGTATGTTTTGTAAAATTCCCATTTTTCTATCCGAGATATGAGTACACGTCGCCCGGACTGTCAGGGATACATAGAAGTGTCCCAGCAGGAACTTGTAATCCCCATCCAATTCCGGAAGCAGCTGCTATTATCCACCACAGGGAACCGTCTCCATAGAAGCTTCCTGCAACAGTGTCAAGTCTTTCTGATTCACTTAAGACAACTGTTCTATATGAAAGCATACCCGTTCTTATTCCTGCACGAATATTTGCAGAGATTGTATTTGTTCCATACGCGCCTCCGCCATTAATCTTCTTTAGAAATGCATATCTTGATGTTGACACCTGTTACTCCTTCTTAAACGTCTTTCTATGTTCACTTTGATAGACAGCTTCAGAAGATGCACCATTGTCATTATGTGGATCTCCTCCGACATACCTCATAATC